TCAAGAAACCATATGGCATTACAAGTTAATACTGGTGCAGGTGCAACTGATGATTTAGCATTAAATCCTGATGGTGGTAATGTCGGTATAGGAGTTGCATCACCTTCATTTAGTTATGGTTCATTAGGTTTAGAAATACAAAGTGCAGGAGATACATCATTAAGACTTGAAAGAGATGGAAGCACAGCATTTGAAATTTCTGCAAGAACCTCTGATATTTTATTATATAATGTTGGAACTGCAAGACCTATGCGATTTGGAATAGCAGGGACAGAAAGATTTAGAATAGGTGCAAATGAAGTAGTAGTTAATGAAGTAGGGGAAAGTAAAGATTTTAGAGTAGAAGGAGATACTGACCCTAACCTATTATTTGTAGATGGTAGTGCAGATAGAGTCGGTATAGGAACTACCTCACCACAAAGTAAATTAGACTTAGGTGGTAGTACATCAGGACAAAGATTAACATTCTCAAATACAGGTGTTAATACAACTGATGGTGCAAGAACACAAGCAGAAATAGGATATAAAACAGGTTCTTATGGTGGTGCAGCAGTTATAAAGATTTTAACTGAAACTGCTTTTGATGATAGTATGGCATTAGCTTTTCATACAGGAACATCTGCTGCTGAAACTATGAGAATAGATAGTAATCAAAATGTCGGTATAGGAACTACATCACCAAGTATGAAGTTAAACATTTCTCACGGCGACCAAGATGGATTAAGATTTAATTGTACATCAACCACTGGAGAAGCATTTATAGATTTTGGAGATAGTGGAGATAATGATGCAGGTAGTATTAGATATGACCACAATGACAACTCATTAGCATTTAGAGTTAATGCAGCAGGAAGAGTAAGAATAAATTCATCAGGGGATTTATTACCAGAAGCAGATGGTACTCAAGATTTAGGAGCATCTTCTAAACGATGGGGAGTAATATATTCTGCTGACTTGGATTTATCTAACGAAGGTTCACAAAACGATGTTGATGGAACTTGGGGTAGTTATGTAATCCAAGAGGGAGAAGATGACTTATTCTTAATCAACAGAAGAAATGGTAAGAAATATAAATTTATGTTACAAGAGGTACAAGACTAATGGCTATTACATATAGAGGAGTACGCTTTGCAGGATATAATAAACCTAAGAGAACACCAAAGCACCCTAAGAAATCACACGCAGTATTAGCTAAATCTGGTGGAAAGATAAAGTTGATCCGTTTTGGTCAGCAAGGAGTAAGAGGAGCAGGAAAGAGTCCGAAGTCACCTGCACAGAAAGCAAGAAGAAGGGCATTTAAAGCACGACACGCTAAAAACATTCGCAAAGGGCGTATGAGTGCAGCATATTGGGCGAATAAAGTAAAATGGTAAGGAAATACAATGGAACTAAATAAAAACACAAAATTTACACTAAGTTTGGAAACAATCATTAGTATAGGGGTAACAATCTTTATGGTGGTTGGTTTATGGTATAATTTAAAAGCAGAGATTGAGATAGCAAAAGAATTGCCAGAACCACCTATCAGTAGAACAGAATATGATCTAAAAGACCAAATGATTCGTAATTCTATTTTGAATACTGAAGAAAAGGTAGAAAAACTTGAAGATAAAGTAGATGACATCAAAGAAGATACCAGAATGATTCAAGAAACTCTTTTAGATATGAGAAATGATTAATGGAGAGCAATTATGAGAAATATGATAAATATGTTGCTGTTGGTGCTTGGGTTATCTACATCATCGCTATATTCGCAATCAGTATCTTTGGATAGCTTTCAAGATGTACAGTTATTGAATGTACAGAATTGTGCAGTAGTACAAGTAAACGCATCTTGGAATTATGGCAATAGAGTAAAGATAGAACAATTAGATAAGTTGTGTTATATCGCAGAAATAGATATTGAAGATAAAACGATTGGTGCTACCATAGTAAAAGAATGGGATATTAAAATAGTTCCAACTATTATTGTATTAAAAAAAGGTGTAGAGATAAAAAGATTTCAACCTGGTATTAGTATGAGCTTTGATGAAAGAACTATTATAGAAGATATAAGAAAAGAAGTAAGATAATGCCAAAACATAAAAAATCGAGAGTCAATCAAGCAGGAAACTATACCAAACCTGGATTAAGAAAACGCTTATTCCAGAAGATTATGCGAGGTAACAAAGGTGGTAATCCTGGACAATGGAGTGCAAGAAAAGCACAGATGTTAGCACTTGCTTATAAACGAGCAGGTGGAGGTTATAAATAGTGGCTCTCAAGAAATCACAAAAAAGTCTACGCAGATGGACGAAACAAAAATGGGGTACTAAGTCAGGGAAACCTTCTAAAAAGACTGGCGAAAGATACCTACCACAACGACTACTTAAAGCACTAAGTGCATCAGAATACGCATACGAAACTCGTAAGAAACGCAAAGCAACTAAAGCAGGAAAGCAACGAGCTAAGTATTCTCGCAAAACAAGAAAAAGAATGCGTAGATATTCTTAATTTGTTATATTCAGTATTATTAATCATACTGGAGGACAGATGTCTAAAGAAAAAAAACAAGATGAATTTAAAATCGTATTAGAGGACGGAAAAGAAGTAAACTTTGACGATCTACAAGACGAACAGAAAATAATGGTAAATCAGATCAGAGATTTGGATATGCAACTTGGAAGGTTGAATTTTCAAGCACAACAATTACAAGCAGCTAAAAACCATTTTTCAACTGAATTAAATTCTTCTTTGAAAGAAGAGAAGGAAGATGCCTAAGTTAAATGTAGTCGCAGGAATCATAGAAAAAGTAGTAGATAAAATCGATGACTTTACACTTGATAAATCTGAAAAAGCAGAACTCATACAAGAAATCAACAAGGCACAAATTGAGGTCAATAAAGTTGAAGCTAATAGCAACAGCTTATTTGTATCTGGGTGGCGTCCTTTTGTTGGGTGGACTTGTGGAGTAGCACTATGCTATCATTTCGTACTACAACCCTTCTTAGTCTTTCTGTTATATTCATTTGGTTATCAAGTGGATTTACCAGTGTTCGATATGACAACCCTAACGACAATACTTTTAGGTATGCTTGGTCTTGGGGGAATGCGTTCGTTCGAAAAAGTGAAGAAGTCGGCATAATGGAATTTAACGAAATCATTGAAAAAGTCCTCGAACACGAGGGAGGTTATGTCAATGATAAAGATGATTTAGGTGGGGAAACAAAGTATGGTATAACCAAACGATTCTATCCTCACCTCAACATCAAAGAACTTACCAGAGAACAAGCAAAAGAAATCTACTATAATGATTATTGGATTCCTTCTAAAGCACAAAAATTACCAGAACATCTACGCTATCCATATTTTGATTGTGTAGTAAACACTGGACAACGCAGAGCAGTAAAGATATTGCAACAGGCGTGTAATAATAAAAACACCTTTGAAATCAAAGAAGATGGACTAATTGGTGCAGCGACTATCTCTGCGTGTAAAAGATTAGAGCCAGATAGATTTGTTTCTTATAGAATTTTATTCTATTCTTTGTTAATTTCAGAGAACCCTACGCAAGAAAAATTTTGGTATGGGTGGTACAAAAGAGCCAAAGGAGAGTAAATGCCTACATATATAACATCACGAGATTTAAAAGATACCTTTCCAAATTTAGATGAATTTGATACAAAAAAACCATTATATGGTTGGGTAGTAGATTCAGTCAGTAGATATGCTTCTCACGACTCTGGATTAGTAACACAATTATTTGTAGATGGACAAGACTTAGGATCAGCAGAAGCATCAAAGACTGATGTAAACTCTAATGGTAAATGGTACTATGAAGAATCAGAAGATGCAGTATATTATTACAACGACGCAAGTAGTCCTGATGATTTATTAATGGAAGCAGGGGAAGATTTTGTTACACTGAAGAATAGAGTAATGAAAGACGCAAGTGATTATGTAGACTCTAAATTAGATGCTACGCTTCCAAGAGAACAATTTTTATTAAAAGATGGTACATACGATTATCTTATTAGACGCTTAACTTCTTTAGTTGCAGCGTTCTTTTTAGTAAAAGGTAAAGATCCAACAAGCGAAATAGCAGAAGCGTTGTTTGAAGAAGCAACAATGCACATTGAAGATTTAAATGCAGGTAGAGCTAAACTTACTTTTCAAAATACTGGAGATGCTTCCAAAGGTATTGTTAGAAAAATCTCTGTGTCTGGAAGTCTTAATATTGTTGATACTAG